CAAGCCTAGATATAAAGTCAAAGCTGCTGGTGAGGAAGTTGAGGTAGAACTCGATGAACTTATCAAGGGTTATCAACAAGGTACGGATTACACTAAAAAGTCTCAGGCTCTTGCTGAACAACGTAAGGCTATTGAAGCCGAGCGTAATCATCTTGAGCAGGTAAAACAAGAGCGACAGGCTTATGCCCAGAAGTTGCAAGCGTTGGATAGCTTCCTCACGCAGCAAAATAAGGGTGTGGACTTAGATGTTCTAAAGGAAACAGACCCTATCGGTTATGCGGTAGCGGTAGCTGAACAGAATCAGCGTGAGAAGCAGTTAGCAGTAGTCAGGCAAGAACAGCAACGCATTGCACAACAGCAACAAGCCGAGCAACAAGCCTCTTTGCAAACTCACTTGCGTCAAGAATCTGAGAAGCTAGTTAGTCTTATTCCTGAGTTATCCACTCCACAGGGTGATGCGGTTCGGAAACAAATCCGTGACTATGCGAAATCTGTTGGATGGACTGACCAAGAACTCAGTTCCGTATATGACTCTCGTGCTGTGGTGAGTTTGTATAAAGCAATGAAGTATGAGCAACTTCAAAAGAGCAAGCCTGAAGTAACCAAGAAACTTCAGGCAGCTCCTAAGATGATGCGTTCTGGAACTTCTGCGCCTCCTACAAAGTCATCGCAAGACAAACAGGTAATGCAACGACTGCGAGAAACTGGAAAAGTGACTGACGCAGCCCGAGCATTTGAACGATTCTTTTAATTTTGGAGTTTTAAAATGGCTACATATCAAACGTACACCGCTATTGGTCAGCGTGAAGACCTTTCCGATGTAATCTATAACATCAGCCCTACAGACACACCTTTTATGTCTTCCGTTGGCAAGACAAAAGCGACTGCTGTTTATCACGAGTGGCAAACTGACAGCTTGGCTGCTGCAGCTTTGAACGTGGCAGTTGAGGGTGCTACAGCATCTGACGCTACTATGTCACCTACTTCTCGTGTTGGCAATCGTTGCCAGATTTCACAGAAGACAATCAAGATTTCTAACACCTTGCAAGCAGTTGACAAAGCTGGTCGTAAGTCTGAAAAGGCTTATCAATTGGCTAAGGCTTCCGCTGAAATCAAGCGTGACATGGAACTGACTTGCTTGAGCAACCAAGTTGCTACTAACGGCAATTCTTCTACTGCTCGTGCTTTGGGTGGTTTGCAAGCATGGTTGTCAACCAACTACTCTGGTGGCACTTCTGGTGTTGCTGGTTCAGGCGGTACTACTGCTCGTACAAACGGCACAAACCGCACTTTCACAGAAGCAATGTTGCAGACAGTTGTTAAGAGCGTTTATACCGCTGGTGGCAATGCCAAGGTTCTGATGGTTACTCCTGCTGGTAAGCAGACAGTTTCTAGCTTTGCTGGTATCGCTGCACAGCGTTACATGGCTCCTGCCAATGGCCCAACAACTATCGTCGGCGCGGCCGATGTTTATTTGAGCGACTTCGGTACTTTGTCTGTTGTGCCTAACCGCTTCATGAACAGCACTAACTCTGCTGATGATGTGGCTTTCGTGCTTGACCCCGACATGGCTGCTATTGCTTACTTGCGTCCTTTCCAGACAAACGAATTGGCTGTGACTGGCGACAATGAATCTACACAGTTGCTGGCTGAGTTCACATTGGAAGTTAAGAATGAAGCTGCTCACGGCATCGTGGCTGACTTGTCATAATATTTAAGTGACTTAAAAATGCCTCAGACTAACCCTCTGGGGCATTTTCTTTTCTAGTCAAACTGATAGAATTAGACTATGCAAAATCCCGTCAAATTCCGAGATTCCACAGTCCATTCAGATGGCGATGGTGGAATTATTATTGAGACTAAACAAGATATTTCTGACATTCTTGAGCAGAATAAAAAGGAATATAACTCTTATGATGAACGAGCAAAATGGTCAGACCATTTGTTTGGCAATAAGGTAGCCTCAATTCCTTTGACTGTGATTGATGAACTAAACAAACAAGGCATCATGCGTGGATTCGCTGTATTAGATGAAAAGCGTTTTCGTGCGTGGCTAAATGAACGAGATAACAGAGTTTTTAGAACTCGGACTGGAGTTGTATGAGCTTTTCAACATATGCTGAATTGCAGACCACTATCGCAGGATATTTGGCTCGTTCAGACCTTACAACACAAATCCCAGATTTCATTCGTTTAGCAGAAGTGCGTTTGCGCAGAGACTTGCGTATTCGCCAGATGTTGAATTCAACTACGCTAACTTGCACTTCAGGTACAGCAACAGTCAGTATCCCTTCTGACTTCTTAGAAGTAAAAGATTTTGTGGTTACTGGCAATCCTGTTATGCCATTGAACTATGAATCTCCATCATTGTTCTCTCGTAACTCCAGAAGCATGGATGGTGGAAAGCCATTGGACTACACAGTCTTGGCAAGCACTTTCAAGTTAGCGCCTATTCCTGATTCTAATTACACATTGAGTTTGGTTTATTCTGCTGCGCCTCCATTCTTGAGTGACTCAAATACATCAAACACATTCTTGACTGTTTGTCCTGATCTGCTTTTGTATGCGTCTTTGCTAGAGGCAGAGCCTTGGTTAATGAATGATTCAAGAATCAACACATGGGGAACTATGTTTGATAGAGGAATAAAGTCATTGACTGATTCTGATGAGGCAGGTCAATATTCTGGAGTTCCATTGGCAATGCGAGTTGCATCAAGATGAGGAATCCTTTAACAGATGAACAAAAAGCTAAACGCAGAGAATCTCAGCGTAAATATGCCAATGCAAACAAAGAAAAAGTTTTAGCAGCTTCAAGAAAATGGAACAAAGAAAATCCTCAAAAAATGAGAGATGCTGCTAACAAACATTATGAAAAAATAAAAGACAACGAAGAATTTAGAAAAGAGCAAAACAAAAAAACAAGGGAATGGAATTTAAAAAATCCCGAAAAAGTTTTAATGCAATCATCTTTAAAAAGAGCAACAAAATTAAAACGTATGCCAAAATGGTTGACAAAAGAACAAAAAAATGAAATTTCTAAATTTTACAAACAAGCAATAAATCTTAGTAAATTACTAAATCAAAAACATCATGTTGACCATATCATTCCTTTGCGTGGAAAAACAGTTTCAGGACTTCATGTTCCTTGGAACTTGACAATAATTCCTGCAAAAGAAAATATGCAAAAAAGTAACAAATTTTTTACGAGTTGATATGCCTACACAAAGAATCACATTTGGCGAGTGGATGCCTGATCAGCCGGGCATTTCTGGTGCTTTGACAGAAGCAAAGAATGTCGTTTCTTCTGCTATTGGATACGGGCCTATTCCATCTGCTGTAGCGTTTTCAGGCTCTGCTACTGAGAATCTTTTATCTCTGTACGCCGCAAAGAATCCAGATAGCACAACTCAGTTGTTTACTGCTGGTTTCACCAAGGTTTATACCTGTGACGGTGTAGGCGCTTTGACTCAGGTTAACACTGGATACACAGCTAGTGAGCGTCCTCGCTTTACTCAGTTTGGCAAGCGTGTGATCTTTGCTAACAACGCTGAAAAACTCCAGTCATGGACTCTTGGCAGTTCTACGGCATTTGCAGATTTGTCTTCTGATTCGCCTATTGCCAAGTATGTAACTGTCGTTCGTGATTTTGTTGTTGCGGCCAATACTTATGAATCATCGGCACAACAGCAGTATCGAGTACGTTGGTCTGATCTGAACAACGAAACCAATTGGACAACATCTTCGACAAGCCAAGCAGATTATCAGGACATTCCTGACGGCGGACAGATTGTTGGCATCCGTGGTGGTGAATTTGGTTTGATCTTTCTTGAGCGAGCCATCCACCGCATGACGTACATTGGTACGCCTTTCATTTTCCAGTTTGACAATATCTCCCGTAACAAGGGATGTATGGTCGCCGGTTCAATCACTCAGTATCAAGGAACGACATTCTTCCTATCGGATGATGGTTTCTATATGTGTGATGGACAAAACGTCATTCCAATCGGTGCTGAGAAGGTTGATAAGTTCTTCTTGAACGACGCATCTGAATCTGATTACACATCCATGAGTGCGGCGGTAGACCCAATCCGCAAGCTGGTGTTGTGGAACTATGCTTCAACAAGTGGTGATCGTAAGCTGCTGGTTTACAACTTCTCAACAAAGAAATGGACTTACGGCGATGCAGGTACAGACTACATTGCTGAGGCATCTAGTGCTAACGTCACATTGGAGCAGTTAGATAGCATCAACACGTCTATTGACGCTTTAACGACTACGCTTGACTCTCGCTTGTATGTTGGCGGTAAGTACTTCCTTGGCGGCACTTTTGGTAATCAGATCATGACTTACACAGGTGCAAGCCTGAGTGCTGACATCCAAACTGGTGACATTGACCTTGGTGCAAACTCTGTGGTGACGCTTGGCCGCCCACAGGTGGATAATGGTTCTGCTGACGTTTCCGTGGCCTCTAGGACGCTTTTAAGCCAATCTGTATCGTTTGGTACGGCTGTGTCTGCTGACGCTGAGAATCGTTGTTCTTTGCGGTCTGCTGGTCGGTATCACAGGATTCGTGTTCAGCCTACTGGTGTGAACTGGGAAAACGCTGTAGCCGTTGATATTGACATTGTTGCTCAGGGAGTTCGCTGATGTTTAGAACGCTTCCTGTATTTGGTGGTGACCAGAGGGCTGTTGCTGAGATTGTCAACAACATAATGAATGGCAAGACCAATAACACAGGGACTGTTACTCTGGCGACTGGTGGTGCAACCACTACCACTTTGACAGACAGAAGGATAAGTTCAGACAGCGTTATTTTGTTTGCGCCTAGTACATTTGAAGCATCAAGGTCTATTGTTCCTCGTGGTGCTTTCCAGAATGATGCTGACCAAACATTTGGTGCTGCTAACACACCAACAGTAGTTGCGTTCAGTACAGTAGATTCTGCTTATGGATTTAGTCTTGCATCTAACATGGTGACGATTACCAATGCAGGAACTTACAACATTCAGTTTAGCTTACAGTTTGCCAACATGGGCTCACAAATCCATGAGGTTACTGTTTGGCTAAGAAAGAATGGTACTGATGTTGTAGGTACAGGCAGTAAGTATGCTGTTGTAAGCAGTCATGGTGGCATTGATGGGTATTTGATTGCTGTGGCTAACTTCTTCATTGATGTGGCTGCTAATGACTATGTTGAGGTGGTTTGTGCTACTACATCTACTCAGGTTTATCTTGAGAGATATACAGCATCTACCAGCCCATTTACAAGACCTTCAATCCCATCAAGCGT